AAGTCATGCGCCGTCACAGGAGAAGAGCAAATGGTGGAGGTTGTTCTTGTCCAGTCTAAATGAAGGTTTAGAAAAATTATTAAAGACTTCGAATAATCCAACTACTGAACCAAAATTAAATAAAATTGGTGCAGAGTGGAAAGCAGGAGTTACATGGAATGGCGAAGAAGGAACGATAACTACAACTGCATTACCTTTGGAAGAAGCACCTAATTGGGACGCTATTCTTAAAATTTGGGGGCTTGATCCAAAAAAATTCAAAGTCGTTGAACCAGTTTTATTCAATGTATGGGGTAATCCTGATGGCGCATTAAATCGTCAATGGAAAGGTAGAGTAGTTGAAGTAAAGGATCATAATAAAAAAGAGGACTTAAATAAATTAGAAAATGAAATCAAAAAATATAAACCAAATCTTAAAACTTCATTGACTGGAGAAGGGGCTTTAGTTGTAGTTTTATCAGATTGGCAGATAGGCAAAGCAGACGGAGACGGACTTAGCGGAACTGTAAATAGAATACTGAAAGCAATCGATAAAGTTGAAAGCAGAATCAAGGAATTACAAAGATTAAAAAGACCTGTTGGTAAATTAGTTGTATTATGGACTGGCGACTCTGTTGAAGGCTGTGTTGGGCATTATGCTCAGCAAACTTTTACAGTTGAGATAGACAGGAGAGATCAGGTCAAGATAAGTAGAAGATTACTCCGAGATGCCCTAATTAGGTGGTCAAAATACTTTCCTTTAGTCCAAGTTCTAGCAGTGGGAGGCAACCATGGCGAAAACCGAACAATAAATGGCAAGTCATATACCACCTTGAACGATAATGATGATGTAGCAATAGTTGAACAGGTTGCTGAGATTTTAGAGGCAAATAAGGAGGCGTTTGGGCATATTCAGTTTGCAATACCTAAAGATAGACTAAGCATGACAGTTGAGGTGGCTGGTTGGGTACTAGGTATTACTCATGGACATACCGCAAAAAGAGGCGGACAGGGAGTTGAGGGTAGATTAAGGAGATGGCTTGAAGGTCAATCACTTGGTCGGCAAAATGTAGGAGGCGCAGATATATTAGTTAGCGGACATTATCACCACTTCCGAATAGCAGATTGGGGTGGTTGTATTTGGTTACAAGCACCCGCTATGGACGGAGGTAGTAATTGGTGGAAAGAAATATCTGGCGAAAGTTCAGATACAGGCATTTTAACATTTTGCACCTACCCGGAAATAAGAGTTACTGAAATATCCATACTCAAGTAAGTCTAGTAGCAATATTGACATCTATCATGCTAATCTTAACCAACCGAGTCCATAGAGACCCCACTACATAAAGAACCCTTTGAGGTCAAAGGTAGTTGGGTCTGTGTTGCCCAAAGGAGACACAATGACGCAGTATCGAGCATTAACAGGTATAGATTACCCTCCTGATAAAAGAGTAGAAGCAGGAAGTGTTGTTTCAGACATTCCTGAAAAATCAGCCAAATGGTTATTGGACCAAGGTCTTATTGAACTCGCTGATGGTAAAAGTAAAGTTACAAAAAGCGAATCAGTTGTAAAAGTTAAAGAAGAAGTTGCCTTCGACCCTCATGCTCGAGATGGTGATGGCGATGGTTTATTACAAGATGGAACCCCATTCCAACGCCCAGTTGAGGAGAAATAATGCCTACCTTCCGCCATGGTAAAAATACAGTTTTGTTCGCAGATGAAATTGAATTAACTACCTACCTAAATAGTGTTTCAGTCACCAATGCAATAGAAGTCCCAGAAACAACAACCTTTGGCTCGTCTGACCGAACTTACATAGTCGGACACTCAGACGGCTCAATATCTTTTGAAGGATTATTTGATGGAACTGCTGATGCAGTAGATGCAGAATTAGAAGCAGCATTAGGAAATACCACAAATAAAGTTATTAGCACTTCATCAGACAGTACAAGCGTTGGGGGTCGAGCAATACTTGTGGACTCCGCCTCAACCTCTTATGAAATAAGTAGTCCACTTACAGATGTTGTTGCCGTTTCGGGCGAAGCGGTAGCAAATGGTGGGTTAGATTATGGTGTGTGGCTAGGTTGTAAATCTGCCATTACCGCTACCTCCACTGGCACAAGTGTGGACAATGGTGCTTCATCATCAAATGGTGGAGTTGCCCATTTACACATAACTGCCAATACTCGCTCATCAACAACAGTGGCTAAAATTCAACACTCTGCTGATAACTCAACATTTGCTGATTTAACCACTTTCGCAACAGTCGCAATTAGCACTAAAACTTCAGAGCGGAAGATAGTTGCCACAGGCACTACTGTTAATCGCTATCTGAGAGCAGTAGTTACACCTGCGGCTGGTTCAGGTTCAATCACATTCAGTATCGCTTTCTCAAGGAGATAAAAAATGCCTACATTTAGACATGGTAAGTCCGCCGTATTCAAAGTGGATAACTCGGCTGGATCACTTACCGACATTAGCAATACTCTTAACTCTGTTTCATTTCCAAGAGAAGCAGAAGTTTTAGAGACAACCTCATTTGGCTCTTCAGACCGCTCATATGTAGTTGGTTTTAAGAACCAAACCATTGGCGTTGAAGGTTCATTTGACGCTACTGTTGACGCACACCTCGCAGGAATCTTAGGTCAAGAAGCCTCAGTTTCTTTCGAGTATGGTCCTGAAGGCTCAACCTCTACTTTTACTAAGTACACAGGTGAGTGCTTAATGACCTCTTATGAAACCTCAGCAGGTATCGGAGATATTGTTTCCTATTCAGCAGAGTTTCAAATTACAGGTGCGGTAACTCGTTCCACATACGCATAATAAAAACTAAATAATTAGTCCAAGAGTACAATCCCAATAACCGAGTCCAACGAGACCAAAGGAGAAATCGTGTCCATTAGAGACCAAATCTTATCCGTTCAAGATATTCCATCAGAGTTGGTGGAAGTTCCTGAGTGGGGTGTAAAAGTAGAAGTTCGTGGTATGACAGGTGCAGAACGCACTCGCATCATGGATTTAGCCATTGATAACAAGGGCGGAGTAAATCTGCAATTTGTTTATCCAGAAATTGTTATCGCTACATCTTTTGATACAGAAAAAGGCGAACAAATATTCAAACCAGAAGACCGAGGAGCCTTGCTTGCCAAAGCAGCGACAGCGTTAGATCGCTTAGCAGCAGTTGGTATGAGGTTATCGGGATTTACTCAAGAAAGTGCTGACGCAGTGGGAAAAGATTCCTCCGCAACGGCTACCGAAGATTCGTCTTCGAACTAGCAGAGCGATTAGGTAGGACTGTTGAAGAATTGCTCTATGGCAGTTCTACCTTTCAACCTATCTCTGCATTAGAACTATCAGAGTGGGAATCGTTAGAGCGTTTGCGGGTGTGGGAGCAAGAGCAAGAGGCTAGAAGAAGGAAGTGAAAATAAATGGCAGTTATTGAAGTGCTTGCTCGCTTAAAAGCGGATTCAAGTAAATTCGTATCTGACATGGATAAGGCTGCTAAAGCCACTGGTCGCTTAGATTCCTCTGTTAATAATACCTCTAGTTTACTTAGCGGTAAATTTAAGTTGGCTTTTGCTGCTGCTACTACCACTATTGCTGCATTTGCTATCAAATTAGGCAAAGATTCAGTACGAGCAGCACAAGAAGCAGCAGCATCTCAACAAAGGTTGAGAAAATTATTACTCAATACAAATGGTGCTTCTGAAGAAGGCATACAGATATTATTTCAACAGGCAAAAGCATTAGAAAATCTTACTGGTATAAGTGAAAAGAATGTAAATGTAGTTCAATCTCAACTTGCTACTTTTGATTTACATGGCAGCACTATTGCCAAATTGACTCCTGCCATTTTGGATTATGTTGTCGCAGAAAAGGGTGCTGGAGCCAGTGCAGATGAGTTTAGAAGCATGACCAATGGTCTTGCTCAAGCACTTAATGGGCAGTTTGCTTCTTTAACAAAAACTGGTTTCGTCTTAGACGCACAAACCAAGAAGATGATTAAGTCTGGAACTGAAAGCGAAAGAGCAGCAGCCATAGTTTCCGTATTGGGAACAACTTATCGAGACTTTGCTGCTACTGCTGGTGGACCTGCGGCTATTGCCCAAAGGAAGTTATCACTCGAAATAAGCAGAACTAGAGACGCATTTGGTAATGCTTTGCTTCCAATTATTCAAAATGTAACTGGCAATATTTCAACATTCCTTACTCCTACCTTGCTCAAATTGCAAGGAATATTTGAGGACGGAAAGAGCATACAAACTTTTGCGAATTTCCTTTTAGGTTTATTAAATAACATCAAAACTTTTGCCCAAGCAATAGCGACAGTCTTTGCGCCAATATTTACAGGCTTATTAGTTCCTGCCTTCAAATTAGCAATCGGAGCAGTTATAGGATTTATTAAGACCTTGGGAGCCATCGGTGGATTTATTCAACGCAATGCTGCTTTATTTCAAGTATTAGTTGGAGCAGTTGTAGCAGTCGCAGTTGCGATTGGTGCTTATTTAATTCAAGTAAAACTGGTTAATGCCGCACATAAAATTGCAATAGGTTTGTTAGCAGCAAAAACTATTGCCACATCAAAATTAACTAAAGTTTTCAAAGGCTTAAATATGGTTATGAGAATGAACCCAATAGGAGCCATTGTTAGTGCCGTTGCCCTTCTAACAACTGGCTTCGTTTTATTATTTAATAGGTCTGAATCTTTTAGAAAAATAATTATTGCAATAGGTCAAGTAGGATTAAAGGTCGCAGGATTTTTGACGAGAGCGTTTGGAGTATTTGCTGAAGGATTAGCCAATATCATCACAGGTCCAGCCAAGATGCTCTTCAAATTATTATCCTTTATTAGTCCTGAAGCAAAAGCAGCCCATGATGGCTTAAAAAATATGACAAACGGAATAGGCAACTTCTTTGATAATGCTGCTTCCGCAATAGAAGGGTTTTCGGATAATCTTGATGGACTTAACAAAAAGAAAATAAAGGGACCAAAGGTAGAAACAGGTCAGTCGCCTGTTATGCCCGATATAGGCAAATTAGGTACATCAAATAAAGCAGCAGCCAAAACAGAAAAAGAGTTAAGGGCTGCTCAAAAAGTATATGAAGACGCACTAAAAGCAAGACAGTCTGCAATG